GCATTAACTGGAAAGGCACAAAAAGTAATTGACCAAATACGTGGTAAGACACCTGGTGCAAAATTAAGTGCTAAAATGTCAAAAGCATATGATAAAAATCTACAAAAAACTGGTGATAAGATTATTAAGGATATAAAGGCAACACCAATTCCTAAAGAAAAGGCAATCGTAAAATCTCCAGGTGGAAAAATGACACCATCTCCATCAGGTTCATTAGCAAAGACAACTGATAAGGGAAGTTCAATTGTTAAAAATCCAGGTGGAAAAGTTACTAAAGAAGTAAAACCAAATACTAGAAAACTTTCTGCTAAAGATAGACTTACTAGAGCAGGAGCTGGTACTAAAGGTAGTGGAACTACTTACGCTTCTACAAGTAATCCTCCTCGTCGATTACCCCCAGGAGGTCCAGATGAGGATAAAGTAAGAGCAGCAGTTGCTGGTGCTTCTTTTGGTTTAGGTGGATATGCTGGTACTAAAGTTTTTGGTAAGAAAGAAAAGAAGGAATCCTTTTCTAATTGGAGAAGTGAAATCAATCTCTAATAAATAATCAATAAAGGTTTAAAAAGTCATGTTAATTAAAGTCTTAGCCGCTGAGACAAATTTGGGTTCTGCCACTAACGTTGGTTCTGCTACGGTGGTTAGACTTCTGAATAATCAAGGCTCGGCAGCTGCAGTTACAAGAAAGGATTCTGGTGGTACTACTATTGGTAGTTTTACCCTAGCAGCTAATGAGGTTGCTTATGTTGAGAAGGTTGCAGCAGATACATTAGAAGGTGGTACAAATATAAAAGCAGCAAAAGTCGCTTACGGAAATTAAAAATTTCTTTTTATTATGAGTCAGCACGAAGTCTATCTAGGTAATCCCAACCTAAAAAAGGCGAACACGCCTATAGAATTTACAGAAGAGCAAATTGTTGAATTCCTCAAATGTAAGGAGGATCCAGTTTACTTTGCAAGAAATCATATAAAAATCGTTTCTCTTGATGAAGGTCTTGTACCTTTTGATATGTACGACTTTCAAGAGAAGTTAATTAGAAATTTTCATGAGGCAAGATTTAACATCTGTAAGATGCCTCGTCAGACTGGTAAATCTACAACTTGTGTATCATATCTGTTACACTATGCAGTTTTTAATGATAATGTTAATGTTGCTATACTAGCAAACAAAGCATCTACTGCAAGAGATTTACTTGGTAGATTGCAACTTGCATATGAAAATTTGCCTAGATGGATGCAACAGGGTATAATTAGTTGGAATAAAGGATCACTTGAATTAGAAAATGGATCAAAAATATCGGCAAACTCTACTTCTTCATCTGCTGTCCGAGGTGGATCCTATAATGTCATCTTTCTTGACGAGTTCGCCTTCATACCGAATCACATTGCTGATGACTTCTTTGCCTCTGTTTATCCTACTATCTCGTCTGGACAAAGTACTAAAGTAATTATTGTTTCTACCCCAAGAGGTATGAATCATTTCTATCGTATGTGGCACGATAGTGAACGTAATAAAAATGAATATGTACCAACAGAAGTTCATTGGTCAGAGGTACCTGGTAGAGATGCAGTTTGGAAAGAACAAACGATTGCAAACACATCAGAACAACAATTTAAGGTTGAGTTTGAATGTGAATTTTTAGGATCTGTTAATACATTAATTAATGCTTCAAAACTTAAAACTTTAGTATATGATGACCCATTAGAAAGAAATGCTGGATTAGATGTATATGAAGCACCAATAAAAGATCGTAATTACTTAATGACAGTTGATGTTGCTCGTGGATTGGGTAATGATTATTCTGCATTCATCGTGTTTGATATTACAGAGTTTCCATATAAGGTTGTAGCAAAATATAGAAATAATGAAATTAAACCTATGTTGTTTCCTAGTATAATTCATAATGTAGCAACTGGTTATAATAAAGCATTCTTATTAGTAGAAGTAAATGATATTGGAGATCAAGTTGCAAGTATTTTAAATTATGATTTAGAATATGATAATCTTCTTATGTGTTCTATGAGAGGACGTAATGGACAAATTGTTGGATCTGGATTTAGTGGAAAGAAATCTCAACTAGGTGTTAGAACAACTGCTGCTGTTAAAAAACTTGGATGTTCTAATTTAAAAACTCTTTTAGAAGATGATAAGATATTAGTTGCTGATTATGATATTATTTCAGAATTAACTACTTTTGCCCAAAAGCATAATTCATTTGAGGCAGAAGAGGGATGTAATGATGACCTTGCAATGTGTTTAGTGTTATTTGCATGGTTAGTTGCACAGGACTATTTTAAAGAAATGACGGACAACGATGTTCGTAAAAGAATTTATGAAGAGCAAAGAAATCAAATAGAACAGGATATGGCACCATTTGGATTTATTTCAGATGGATTTGATCAAGATAGTTTTGTAGATAAAGATGGTGATAGGTGGCATACTGATGAATATGGCGATAGATCTTATATGTGGGATTATATGTAGTGAAAACTAAGAAACAAGTTATCAATCTAATAAGGTTTGTAATCTTTTTTCAGTTAGCGATAGTAGGAGCAACTATATTTGGTTGTTTTATGCCTAATAAGGTTTGTGATTCTGATGTTAAACAACACATTGCTAATATGATGACTGTTATAACTACTTCTACATTTGCACTATACGCTGCTGAAAAATGAGTCATCCTAACGGTTACACTAGAGAGATGCTCAAGGAGATTCTTGGTACTTCTTGGCCTACTATGCCTGAAGATCATGAGACTGGTAATCAAATGAGAAGAAGAATAGGACAAGAGAGGAGAGATGGTAAGAGACCATATCCTACATACCCTGCAAAGAAAGTTGGTCCTCAATTTGATGAGAATGGAAAATATATTTACCCAGAAGGATCTGGATTTAATTATATGGAAAGTATAGATCCCAATTCTCCTTGGAATTGCACAGGTGGTAAAGTTTCATAATGGAGTTTGATGAACAACTTGAATTAAACCATTTATTTTTAAAAGAGAGAAAATGTAGGTCTTGTGGTAAGATAAAAGATTTAATGGTAGATTTTTATCTTACTAGAAAGAATAGAAAAGCATATCCATCAGCATATTCTTATGAATGTAAGGTATGTACAGTAAAGAGAGTAGTTAATAGTAGAAAGGGAAAATCGAGACATATTGATTGGATATATCCTGATTGGTAATGTTCATGGACAGTTTCCCCACTGAAAATATGCTTTTCAATAAATAATTTCAGTAATATCCTGAGACTCGGAGAGTAATAAGATGCCTCTAAATTTAGCATCTCCTGGAATTGTCGTAAGAGAAGTTGACCTAACGATTGGAAGAGTGGATCCCACAAGTGGATCTATCGGAGCGTTAGTAGCACCTTTTGAAAAAGGTCCTGTAGATGAACCACAACTCATTGAAAGTGAGGAGGATCTTCTTCAAACCTTTGGACAACCTTATTCAGTAGATAAACATTATGAGCACTGGTTAGTAGCGTCATCGTATCTAGCATATGGTGGAACATTGCAAGTTGTTCGTGCTGATGACTATAACACAGCAACTGGCGTTGGACTATCAAATGCTTTTGTTGGTGCAGCAACTAGTATTAGAATTAAGAGTGGTACTCACTATAACCAATTAGGTTATGATGAGAATACTATCACTAATGTAACTGTTGCAGCAAAAAACCCAGGAACTTGGGCAAACGGAATTAAAGTTGCTATTATAGATGGTAAGGCAGATCAGATTTTGTCAACTCCAGATGCAAACCCAACTGAAATTGGTATAGGTGTTACACAAGCAATTTCTAAAACAGTCGGTACTTCAGAAGGAACAGCAACCATAGATGGTTATCTAAAAGGTGTTGTAACTGGAAGTACTAGAACTACTATTGAAGTTAAAGTTGTCGCACACGTATCTGCTGCAGGAACATTAACTAATGTAGATTATCAGCAAAATGGTACATATACATTTGCTAGTGGATTACAAGTTGGACTTACAACAACAGGATATGCAGATGGGCAAGGAACTGGTGTATCAACATTTATTCCAGCTACACAAAAAGATTGGTTCGAGCAACAGGACATTACTTTAAGTGTAGGAAAACTTGAGTGGGATCAATTAGCAGACGCCCCAGGTACTTCAGCATATGCTGCTGCCAGAGGTGGTAGAAATGATGAGGTTCACGTTGTTCTTATTGACGACAAAGGAACTGTAACAGGTAATGCTGGTACAATTCTTGAAAAGCATTTGAATCTTTCTAAAGCAAAAGATGCAGAGTATTCAGTTGGATCTACTTCTTATTGGAGAAAGTATCTAGCAACTAACTCCAAGTACATCTATGGTGGT